TCTTTTTTCTTTATAAAATTTTTTTTAATTATCATATAAACCTTGGACCTTTTAAAAAAAATGCTAAAGTATTTCTTGATCCTTTAGTTACAGGATTTACTTTATGATAAATACTTGATTTAAACATTATTACATCGCCAGGTTTACTAAACTTATTAATTAAAACAGGTTTTCCAAAATATAAAAAAAATTCACCTCCTTCATATTTTTTTAAAGAAGTATTAATTAAAACTGTGAATTTAACATCGTAAATGTAATTATTGGAATCATCAATATGCCAATCATACTCTCCTTTATCTTTCGAATTATATTCAGTATGTAAGAAGTTATCAAAATCATTAGGTTCAAATAATGAATATCCAAAATTATATTTGTTAACAAGATTAAATCTTTGAAAAGTATCATGAAGTATATTTTTCAAATGTCTATATTCTACACCAGTAACATTAGCTACTTTTTTAACTGTTCTAGCTGGAGCATCCTTATATTGTTTATCTTCTTTTTCTTTAATTATTTTATTGATTTCTTTTAATTGAGATCTATTAAAATTATTTTCCCAATACCAAAATTGAAGTGGATTCATTATTTTTTTGACCAACTTTTGTTTATGTCTTTAATATAGAAATTTGGAATACCTGTAAAAGGTCTATCATCATGTATGTTATTGAGTTTTTTATTTTTTGTTTCATTATAATGAAGAAAAACTTGACAACATTCTTTACCTAAAAATTCTTCTCTCCAATGTTCTAAATCACTTCCTTTATATAAAAGCATATCTCCAGGTTCTAATTCTACCTTAATACCTGCTTGTCCTTTTTTCCCTGAAGGTTCTAAATATATAGGCCAAAGATCCCCTCCTAAATTTAAAGTTGCTGATACATCACATGCTGCTCTATCTGTATGTCTGTACAATACACTTCCTTTTTTATAGAATCTCATATAAGAATACATGGGTATTAACTTTAATTTTGTTTTTTGTTCTACAGTTTTATTTAGTTCATCTAATAAAGTTTCCATGGCTATGTCTCCATAATGAGAATATGTATTTGCAACTTGACCATCATTAAAAACACCAAAGTATTTTGTAAAAGGAGAAATTAGTCTTTCTTCAAACAAATATTTTGCTACTTTTTCTTTTTTAGATATATATTTATGTAAGAATGAACATATTTCTTTTGAAACAACATTTTTTTCAATTAAAAATTTACTTTTTTTGAACTGCATTTACGACTCCTTTTGGAAAAGCTTGACAATTCCAATGTATAAATCTGAAAGGTTGATAACCTAAATCTAAAATATATTGATGAGGCATAAATGATGGGAAAAAAATCATTGTTCCTGGTTTTACAACGTAATAAACTTTATCACTTGCATAAGTAATTTTAGATTCATCTTTTTGTGGTAAGAGGTTCATTAGTTTACCATTTCTTGGATCTATAAATACCGGTAAAGATGTTTTTTCTTTGTCACATTTTAAAAAATAAAATCCAGAAATATGTCCATTCCAATGACAATGTGTATCATGTAAACCACCTCCATCTTTAGGAAATTCTTGAACCCAAGATTCAGTTAAAAAAGTTTGATAATTAGATAAATCATAACCCATTTCATCTAAAAGGTTATGACTTGTTGCTAAAACATATTGATGTAATTTATCAAATTTTTTATCACCTATTAAAGTTGTAGAATGAAATACATGACCCATATCTCCTTTGTTACCAAATTTTTTATTTCTTTTTTTAATATTATTTTCTAAATTTTTTTTAGCTTGTTTAATATATGGATCAGTTGCTTTATTTAATTCTTTTAAGTATTCAGGTGCATCAGCCATCCAAATAGGACATTTAAAATGATCTTCTCTACCTAAAAATTTTGGAAATTGTTTAGTCATTTTTTATAACTTTCAAAATAATATTTATCAAACTGTACATATTTGTCAACTAATTACCTATAAGGATTACCACAACTCCATATAACTAAGCTATAGCGTGTTCCTTTTATAACGGGTTTAACTCTGTGCCAAACAAAACTTGGAAAAAATATAATAGAACCTTTTTTATTTACTTCAGTGCAAGTTCTAAATTCTCCTTTATCTTTTTGGTTTTTAAAATCAAACTCAAGTTCTCCACCTTCATATTCTTCTGGATCTGAAAGTAAAAGGCTACAAGATATTTTTCTTATTTTTTTATCAAAAGAAGTATTAGGTCTATCGTAGACATTTCCAAATTCATCACAATGCCAATCATAAAATTGTCCAGACTTGTAAATAGTAAATTGACAAGATTCAGATACATCCCATTGAAAATTCCACCCCGCTGATTTGTTTGCTAAATTTAAATAAGGCCAAATTTCATTGTAGATCCAGTTATCATTTAACCATACTATGTTTGAATTTCTTAATTTTGATAAATCTTTTACTTGTCCATCATACCCTGTTCCAGCTACTTTAGTTTCTATTGTTTTAGCATATTTTACAATATCATCACAAACTGTAGTTGGTATGGCTTGATTAAAATAATAATAATAATTTTTTAGATTCATAATATTTCACATTTTATAGCTAAAGTAATTCTCGGTGAATGATTAATTGGTGCATGTCCTCTATGTAATTTATTAGCTTGAAATAAAACTAAAGTATTAGGTTCTAAAAAATATTTATTTTCATCTTTTATTTCAAAAGGACCATCCCCTCTAATCATTAATAATGCTGTAACATCCTTATCACTATCATGATCTACATGAAATTCACCTTCCATACCTTTATGTTGAACATTGATGTACATTCTTTTTACTTTGAAAGAAATTAATTTTTTTATTTTTTCTACAATACTTTTGTAAGGTTGAGCTTCTGAATTAAATTGACATGTATAAAAACCTTTGTTTATTTTATCTGGTTCTTCGTGATCAGAAGTATGTCCAAAATAATGTGGTACTTCGAATGTAAAATGATGAATTAAAGATTCAAAAAGATCTTTGTCTTTAATAAAATTTTTAATAATTTTAGTTTTCATGTTAAAAATATATTTCCTGAAACAGATATTCTGGTTCCTTTTGAAGTATAAAATGGATAAACACAATGTGATAAAGGTGAAGGAAAAATTAATAGTGTTCCTTCGTCTTCTTTACCGACTTTTATTTTAAAACTAGTATATTCTCCTAAAATATTAGAATAAAAAAATTCAAAACAAGATGCATAAGGATTAGGTCCTTTGATTTCTTTTTCAACATCATAAGGTATATTTACCCAAAGCACATAACTTAAAACACCTGAATGATTATGAACAGGAAAAAATTCATATCTTTTTTGATAATTAATCCAAGGTGCGCCTAATTTAATTGGAGAATTTTTTTCAAGAATTTTTACGCTATTAAGATATCCATCTTGGTCTTTGTAAATTTTTATAACTTGAGCCAAATAATTATTAAACTCTTTTTTATTTTTTTCCATATAAAAATGTTGTGCAACATTAGGACCTGTTACAAAAGAAGTCATTTTATTTTTAGGATTAGATAAACATTCTTTTTTTATTTTATTAAATAAACTAATTGGAACTTTTGATCTAATAAAACCAAAATTTTTAAAATTTTCTAAAATAACATTTTTCATTTAATCTTTCTTTTCTTTCTTAATTATATTTTTATATAATTAAAAATCAATCCAAGTAGATGAATCTGAATCCCAATAACGATTTACAAGATTATCTTCTGACATCAATACTTCTGTTTCCCATCTTAAATTTTCTTCAGACCACTTAGCTGAAAGAGGTCCAGTTACATTTGCATCATTAGTAAAAGTAGTAACTGATGGATATGCAGTAGGCGGTTGCCAATCACCACTAGCATCTAAAGTCCAAGATGCATACGGTTGCATAGTTATAAATCTATCATTATCTGCATCGTATCTAAAATTTACACCTGCGTATTGTTTTCTAAAATTACCATTATAAGAAGTCTGTTTCCAAGTGCCTCCCCATCTATTTTGACACCATGCTTCTCCATCTGGATGCATATCATTTTCTCCCAATGGACCGTTAGCTGTTGGAATATCATTACCAACAACAAATACTTCAGTGACTATATTATGAGTTTCACTTGTAAAACCTGTTGGGTCAACTTTTTGTTCTATTTTTGCAAAATGTGCCATATTAAGATACCGTCAAACATCCTGATACTGTAAAGGTTGCAACTTTATCATTAGTTGGACCTACACAGCTTGTTACTGTATTTGTTCCAGGAGTGACACATACAGATACACAACCTGGAAATCTTAAAACAACTATACCGGAACCACCTGATCCTCCTGGACCTTGTACTGTTCCTCCTGAGCCTCCACCGCCTCCGGTGTTAGCAGAACCTGATCCGCCTGATCCTCCTGGAGATGGACCACCTGATCCACCGCCGCCTGTTCCTCCCGGACCTGAGCCTTGGTTTCCAGAACCACCTCCTCCTCCGCCACCTCTAGTGACGCAAGAACCAGTTATTCCAGATGTTAAACCATCACCTCCATGATGAATTCCGTCTGTACCTCCGTTTTCAGAAGCACCTCCGCCTCCACCTGAAGCTACAGTTGAGTTTTGTCCGTTTGAACCTGCAAAACCTTCTACAGGAGTATATCCTCCATGATTTCCATTACATCTAGGGGTATTGTTTCCAAATGCTGCTGCTGCACCAGATCCACCTTGACCGCCAGGTCTACAAAAGTTAGGTGCGTTAGCAGATGCTCCACCACCGCTAGCAGAAAATGTTCCACATGCATAAGCAATAGAAGAATCTTGACCTCCTGCACCTGATGATGATGTCATTCCAGCTCCACCGGCACCTATGGTAATAGCGTAGGTATCACCAGCTGCAAATGCTAATTTAGAAGTACCAGAAGTTTCTGGTCCACAACCATAACTAGTTCTGTAACCACCAGCTCCACCGGCACTATAGACATCAAATTGTCCGGCTCCACCACCTGCAACAACTAAATAATCACCTTCATAAAGTTTTTTACTACCACGTCCGTAGCCGCCTTTTGCGCCAGCTCCGAATGAACCTATAATTGGCATCTTTCTATCCTCCTAGTTTTACGCGAATTGCGTTTGTGCTGCAAGTACAGTAAACGTTGCATCTGCAGTTTTAATAACAGTATATGTGTATACGTCAAGTGAGTTTGTATTACCAGCTGTTGGTGCTGAACCACCTTGCCATTCTGGAGTAACTCCACTACCATCAACTTGTACAGCTGAATTGTAGTATGCAGTTCCACCTTGTTTTACGATGTGTGCTACTGTTATTGATTCTCCAGTATCCATAATTGAATTTA